ATACAGCAGACTTTTCACAGTCCAATGATTGTGTACAAGAAGGCGAGAAGTATAATGTTGCAATTAATAACGAGTACTTAACATTAGGAAGAACGTATCAGCAGTCAGATTACTTCACAGCCGATTATATGTCTTACGAAAATGAAAGTAGTACAGACTATATGAGACTTGGTGACCAAACAAACCTATCAGAGAAACTTCAAGTTTCTTATGGTGTTGATGCTAGTCAAGAAAAGTATAATCAACATAAGAGAGATAACTATGGTGCTTACTTAAACATTAATGCCGAGTTTGCCTTAAACTATAACTTTGGTTTTAGACGAGGTAACGAAGGTCAAGATGCTATGAGATTTGGTGTAGAAAAAGGACCATTATTTTTTAACGTTGGTACAAGTTACAGACGACCTAACTTATATGAACTATATGGCGATAGTTATGTAGATGCTAATCTAGACTTGGGTCCAGAAGAAGCAGTAGGTTATGAATTAGGATTTGGAGTATTAAGTATATTTGTATACGACTTTGAAGAATCCATTGAGTACATGTCAGGCTTTTCAACTCCAGACATAATTGCTGAAGGTGAAGAACCAACTTCTACTTGGACTAATGCAAAGTATTATAATACAGGTGCATACAGCACAAAAGGTATTAGGTATGCACAGACGTTTGGAAACTTTGGTATAATGCTTAAAGCAACAGACACCATACAAGCACGAGTACCTAAGTATGTTGCAGTATTAAGTTATGACCAAGACTTTGGTACACATAATGTTAATGCTTCTTACACAGGTACATACGACAGAAAGCCTGGACCATATGACGGTGCAGAGTTAGAAGACTTAGAAAAATTAAACTTCGGATACACTAAGACATTCAATGACATGGTACAACTATCACTTAATGTCAAGAACGTGTTAGACGAAGAAGTAGAGGTCCTACCAGGCTATTCTAGTCAAGGTAGAGAATTTCAGTTGACAATCAATAGGAAATGGTAGTATAATAAACTATGGGTAAATGTGTTCTAGAAATAAGAGATGAAGTGAACGTTAAGTTCGTTGGTTTAGCACCAAGTACAAGACGTAAGATTTCAGACGCCGCTAAGTATTTCTTACCTTATGCATATCACATGCCGGCTTACAAGTTAGGCAGGTGGGATGGTTGTGTTAGGTATTGTGATATTGGCGGCAGAACTTATATGAACATGTTAGATAGATTACTTCCAATTGTTCAAGCAGACGGTTATGAAATAGAGATTCAAGACCAACGAGCAGAATGGAAGTTTTCTTTCGAGCCTATTCTAGATACTAAGTATGAAAATGTTGCTTGGCCCAAAGGTCATCCAGCAGAAGGGGAACCGGTTATACTTAGAGATTATCAAGTAGAAGTTATAAATGAGTTTTTAGCAAATCCACAAAGTTTACAAGAAGTGGCTACAGGCGCCGGTAAGACGCTCATAACAGCCGCCTTAAGTAATATGTGTGAACCATATGGGCGTACAATAGTTATTGTACCTAATAAAGACTTAGTTGTACAAACAGAAAGAGACTATAAGAACTTGGGTCTCGATGTTGGTGTACTATTTGGCGATAGAAAACAGTTTGATAAAACTCATACAATATGTACTTGGCAAAGTCTAGCAATACTAGAAAAGAAAAGTAAAAAGTATGAAGCAGATTTTCCTATAGACCAATTCTTAGATGGTGTTGTTTGTATAATGGTTGATGAAGTACATAAAGCAAAAGCAGATGTATTAAGAAATCTATTGGGTGGCGTGTTTGCTAATGTTCCTATTCGTTGGGGACTAACAGGCACAATACCTCAGGATGAATTTGAAGCAATAGGTTGTACTTGTTGCTTAGGTCCTGTAATAGGAAATTTAAGCAGTAAAGAATTACAAGACAGAGGTGTGTTAGCAAACTTAGATATTAACATATTTCAATTACAAGACGGTGTATTAGGATTTAACAACTATGCACAAGAACTTAAATGGCTTGTAACAGACGACCCCAGAGTTACTCACATAAGTGATATCGTAAAGGAACTTAGTTCTTCTGGTAACACTCTTGTGCTAATAGATAGAATAGCAACAGGTGAATTACTAATGGATAAGAATCCAGATTGGGTATTCATTAGTGGGGAAATGAAAGTTAAAGATAGACAGGCTGAGTACGCCCAAGTATCTGAGATGAACGATAAAGTAATAGTTGCAACTTACGGTGTTGCGGCAGTCGGTATTAATATTCCTAGAATTTTTAACTTAGTTCTTTTAGAGCCAGGTAAAAGTTTTGTAAGGGTTATACAAAGTATCGGAAGAGGAATCCGTAAAGCAGAAGATAAAGATTATCTTAATGTTGTCGACATTACTAGCAATCTAAAATATAGTAAACGACATTTAACAAAAAGAAAAGCATTCTATAAAGAACAAGGATTCCCTTTTCAAGTAACCAAGGTGGAATATAAATGAAAATTTTAACAGTTGATAATACCGTATATGAAATAGACCAAGTACCAGACGAGATTGAAGATATTAGATTTGGTGTATTCGACACTAGTGATCCGGAGTGGATGGATTACTATTTTTTACCTTTAATATTTTTAGAGAGTTTTTATGCTCCTGCAATATGTTTACAAATAGGCGAGTACAATATTCAAATGCCTATGGACTGGAGTATTGTTATAACAGATGAAGATTTAACAGGTATAGAAGTTATACCTCTGACTAGTTTAAACAATAGAGGATTTTTAACAGCAACGTTAAATCCTTTAAGTGGCAAACTACTAGAATGCCATGAAGTAAAAATTACAAATATATTTCAAGATGTGAAATGGTTCTTTCCTAAATTAAAGAACGGACACATGTTGTTAGCACCTTTGAGCAATAAACCAAATCCATCGTGTGCTATGTTTGTAAAAGAAGCCAATAAGATTCCTAATGAAATCGATATTGGTATGTTGTTAGACTAACCGGAGAAAATAAAATGGCAAAATATAAGTATAGAGTAGATGGTGGAAGATACGGAGGCGAATGTACAGTCGGTACTGTAAGTGAAGAATTCGTTGAGTATTGGGCACCAATAGTAGATGATGAAGGCGACGGTCGACTGATAGACCACGTCTGTGCGTTAGATTCGTTTGATGATGACCCAGAGGGATTAGACCCTGATTCACCAAACATAGGAAATGATGCAGAAGCATGGTTTGAAATGGATGACCTAGAGCATCTTAATTCAATGTACTCGGACGGAACATTTATGGTTTCTGATGTTACTGGAAATGATGATGAATTTGCATATGATGAAAATGAATTTGAAGTTGAGAATCCTTATACTCTTAAAGGTAGAGAAGGTGCGTATATTAGTACAGAACTTAGTGTAGGAGAAGATGACCCTACTCCTTGTACGCCAGTATTATTATTCCACAGTGGAGAAAAAGGTGGCTTTGGAAGTTGGTTTATAGAAACTGATGAACCTTTCGACTCTAAGAAGTTTGTTTTTAGTGTTTGCGAAACACACTTAGGTGAATTTGTTGAAGATGTTTGGTATAACAAACAACTACTAGAATGTAATATGGATTACAATGACACAATGGGCAAAGCCTACTATGCCGCAGTTGGTTGGATTACTGATAAATGGAGAGATGAATATGTCGATCCAGAAACAGCAGACTTATCTGCAGAATGGGAAGACTACGATGATAACTTAGAGTGGGAAGCCGAGAATGGATCTTAAGAAGATAATAACCACAGTACCTGACTTTCCTGTTAAAGGAATACAGTACAAAGATATTACTAGTATATTACAGAACCCAAAAGCATTTCAATACACAGTAACTTCAATTACTGATTACTGTTTAAAGAATAAAGTCACAGATATTGTGGCACCAGATGCTCGTGGGTTTATATGGGGTGCTCCAGTGGCATTAGATTTAGGCATACCATTACATATTGTTCGTAAGCCAGGTAAGTTACCACCTCCCACTTATACACATGAGTTTACTTATGAGTATGATACAACCTCTTTAAACATACGAACAGACTCAAAATTAGGGCCTAACAGCAACGTTTGTATTATAGACGATGTTAGTGCTACCGGCGGAACAGCAAGTGCTATATACGAGCTATTACAGAACTTCCAAGTAACAAAAATGTGCTATGCCTGTGTTATTGACTTGACTTTCCTTGAAGGAACTGCTAAACTTAGAGATTATTGTAATATGGAATCTTTTAGTGTGGTAAATTATGATGCGTGATATTATATTGATTGCGTTAGAACAAGAAGCGCCAAATATGGCTAGTTGGGATAATGTATTCTTTACAGGAGTTGGCAAAGTCAATGCAGGTATTACTGCTGGCAAACTGATAGAGCGTTATAATCCAGAAACTGTATTTAACTTTGGTACAGCAGGTGGCATTAGTGTTACTAGTGGCATACATGAACTAAGAAATTTTGTACAACGTGATATGAAATGTTGTGAGCTAGGTTTTGCATCAGGACAAACACCGTTTGAAAAAGGTGTAGTTATATTAAATGGTGATATAGAAGATATGTGTTGCAGTACAGGAGATAATTTTGTAAGCGACTACACAAAAGAAGAATTAATAGCAGATGTTGTTGACATGGAAGCCTATGCAATAGCAAAGGCATGTAAAAAAACAGATGTAAACTTTAGATGTTTTAAATACATCAGTGATAGTGCAGATGAAAATGCAAATAAAGAATGGTCAGAAACAGTAGCAGACGGAGAAGAACATTATATTAGCATGTATCAACAAATAGTGGGCGGGTCTTAATGGCAAAGAAACCTCAAATACCATTACAAGAAGTTATGAAAGCCATAGATAAAAAAGACCGTGGCTGGTATAACAAACTTTCTGCTGAACAAAAGAAGGCTTTCAGTGCCTGGATGATGATGAGGTATGCTAGTAGTGTGCAAGGTGGACAAGCACCCGATTATATTTGGATGGTTAACGAATTAGTTAACCACAAGTTTACAGATGTTAGTAAACATCCTGAACTACAATGGCTATTAATGACAGCAGTTGGTAGTGGGAAGATACAACATCATCCTTACATTAAACCACCTAACAGTAAAAGAAAGAAAAATAAATTAGCAGATGCTATTGCAAAAATATATCCACATATTAATCAAGAAGAAATAGACTTATTGTTAAGTATAAATGATAAGGATGAATTGAAAGAGTTTTTTAGAGCCCATGCTTATACAGATAAAGAAATAAAAGAGCTAGTTAAATGAAATGTAAATGGTGCACCAAAGAATTTTTAAGTGAAAGAACACTCTCGGCCCATATGTGTATAAAGAAAAGACGTTGGGCAGATAAAGATATGAGCCATATACGTTTAGGTCACAGAGCATTTCAAATGTTTTATGATATGAATACTAGTGCAACAAAACCTAAAAGTATTGAAGACTTTATTATGAGTCAATACTATGAAGCATTTGTAAAGTTTGGCAGAAGTTGTATGACTAATGAATGGCTACAACCAGAAAAGTTTACAGAATGGTTAATTAAAAATGGTATTAAATTAAAACAATGGACATCAGACAAACAATATGATAAATTTGTTAAAGAATATGTTAAAAAAGAACCAGGTCTAAAAGCATTAGAAAGAACTATTATGTATTTGGCTAAATGGAGCGAAGAAACGGATAACAAATGGCAAGATTATTTTGTAGAAGCAAGTCCTAGTAGAGCAGTACATGATATAAGAGCGGCTAAGATTAGTCCTTGGGTTATATATTTAAGCCAAACAGGCAACAAATTATTAGCAAGATTTAATGATGAGCAAGTTAAAATGATAGAGGAAATGATAGATCCTCCATTTTGGATGAAACTCTTTACAACAAGTAAAGAAGAAGTAAAACAAATAAAACAAACATGTAAGGACGCAAATATATGAACGTGAATTTAATTAGTTATAGTAAGTCAGATGGAAGCCATATCATAGATAGTGCAAGTGCTACAGAGCTTGTGGCTTTTTGTGCCAGGGTTAGTAACCCAGAAGGTCAAATGAATAGTGAAACAAGTGAAAAACTTATTAAGTATTTGATGAAGCACAAACATTGGTCTCCATTAGAAATGGTTAGTGCTTGTTTAGAAATAGAAACAACCAGAGACATTGCTAGACAAATATTAAGACACAGGAGTTTTAGTTTCCAAGAGTTCAGTCAACGATATGCAGACCCTACAAAAGATTTAAGTTTTGAAATCAGAGAAGCAAGATTACAAGATCCTAAGAATAGGCAGAATAGTGTTGCAACAGATGATGCTAAACTAAAAGCAACATGGGAAGACAAGCAACGCAATGTTATAAATGCTTCACTAGACGCATATAACTGGGCAACAAGCAACGGCATTGCTAAAGAACAGGCAAGAGCAGTATTACCAGAAGGCAACACAGTTAGCAGACTGTATGTTAATGGTACATTAAGAAGTTGGGTACATTACATCGAGTTAAGAGGTGCAAATGGTACACAATTAGAACACATCGAAATTGCAAAAGCATGTGCCGATGTTATTAGTAAGATTTTTCCACTAGCAAATGAGGTTTTTAAAGATGCATAATATAATAAGTCCCTATACAACAGACACAGTTTCTATTACCACAGATACAATCAATGATAGTTTTACAATAACAGGTGCTGATGATAATATAACTATTAACACAGATTTCCTAAGTAACCAAACATTAACAGTCGGTGATGTTGTGATTAGTCAGGATACATTAAAAGATTTAGTAACACTATTAGATGTGTTAAAAGAATTAGATGACGACAATCCACTTAAAGCATTGTTTGATTCTAAAAAAATGATAGATAAAATGAAAGGAACATTATAATGGATAAAGCACCAGAAACAATTAAACGTGAACAAGCAGAATCAAAAAGATTAATGGACGAGTATTTTGCTAAAGGTGGCAAAGTAACTGTGTGTGAACCAGGTGCAAGAACTGAGAACGTACCTATAAATGCAATGTTTGGTAAAAAGAAGAAACAAAAAGAGGAATAAAATGAATGAATCATATGCAAAAGAATGTATTGTAGAATGCACAGATAACGGAAAGACATTAGAAGTAGATATTGGAGATTTTAAGCCAGAAAGTTATATGTCCGTGTTTATGAATACTGTTAAAGTAAATTTACAATACGACCCTAAACATAAAATTTATGTGGGTAACATGGCTGGGCTAGAGTTTATAACAAAAGGTCCCAAGATGATAGGCAGTTACAGATAAATGGATGTACTAATAAAAGACATTCTTGCTCGAGAATCAAAAAGACAAGATAATACCATCGAGCTTATAGCAAGTGAAAACTATGCCAGCAAAGCAGTAATGGAATTAAGCGGAAGTGTATTTACAAATAAGTATGCTGAAGGTTATCCAGGCAAACGTTATTATAACGGTTGCAGTCACATGGATGAAATTGAAACCATGGCAATTGAAGAAGTTACTAAACTGTTTGGTTGCAACTTTGCTAATGTACAACCACATTGTGGTGCTAATGCCAATACAGCAGTATTCCAAGCATTTTTAAAACCAGGCGATACTATACTTGGAATGGATTTAGCAAGTGGCGGACATTTAAGTCACGGAAGTACTCCAAACATATCAGGTAAAGTTTACCAAGCACACCATTA